GTGGAATTCGGATCTGCACCCGTTGCACAGATCGAAGCGTTATGCGGCTCCCATTCGGTTACAATTTCCGCTGGCCCCGCAATGACTACGCCGCTCGGCGTCGTGTATGATTGCCCCTCAGGGACGTATTTTCTTGAGATGATCTGGGCATCAATTGAGAAGTCATTTAGGTGCCCCTCGTCGTACCGCGTCTTGATCTTTTGCGACTCTTCATCGCTTGCGAACTCAGCAACTCCGACTAGCTGATCGCCCTCGATAGCTAGACCGCGAACGCTTCCGAATACATTTCGCACGGTCTTATCGTTGTGTGAATCGACGATAGGCAACTGATTGCGAGATTGCCGGAATCGTACGCCGTCCATCAATAGCACTTGAGCAACCCATTGACGCCGCATTTCGTCATAGACCATTACCGGCGTCTCAGTGGCTACTACAGCCTTACCATCCTTGACCGCTCCGAATTGGCGTTGAATGTGCTTCGGTGCCATTCGTTCAGCCTTGTCTCTTGATTCCATTTGCCTTGCAACCTTTCCGGCCCAAGCCTTGCCCGCATCTCCACCCCATAAAGCCCAAGCGATTCGGCCATTGCTAGGAAAGCCCTTTTCACCTGGACTCCATCCCTCGCCGCTCTTGTCAACTTCATGCCGAGCGAAGTAGCTATTCATTCGGCCAATAGTCTCTGGGCTGAGTTGCTCACCGTTGGCAATGTCCCTAGCTCTAGCCCAACCTACTGCCGTACCACCTCGATTAAATTCGCGTCTCCACTCAAGGCCCTTGCGGGCTTCTGCCCTGGCCCCTTGCGGCGGCGTGAAGTCAATGTCGTCATACTTGGCCCGCTCTATAGCTTCACCAAGTCGCTTGCGGCGGTCTGCGTTGATTTCTGCGAGACTAGGCACTAGGCACCTCGCTTTGCAATTCTTCAACCGCTTGCGGCTCTTGCGTTGGAGTCTGTGCCGCTGAAATTGCTAGTTGCTTCTGTTCGTTTGTTTGAAGTCCTAGCTTCTCCATCAAGCGATTTTCTTTCGCCCGTTGGTAGAAAACTGATCGATAAGACAAGCCCCTAGCCCCTAGCACATTTGCGTAGGTATCGGTGAAGCTATTCAAAGCCGATTCACTTGCTTGCTGTTCGCTCTGAGGATCAACCCATTCCCATTCTGGCGTTTGCCATTCAACCGGCGAAACTCCGCGACGGTCTGCTAAGAGTTCCGCTGACGTCGGGAAACCATCGACCCCACTCAATGCCGCCGAGGTAAAAAACTCATCCCAAACAGGCTGCAGGAAGTGCCTGATTAGATACTGTTGCCAACAACGAAAGCGGCGTCGATCTTCGAGTTGGCTAGTGCGGCTTGAGGAATAGGAAGTCTGCGAGTAGTCACGGGCTACAGTCTCATAACTTAGCCCTGTCCCAACCGCGATTCCGCGAAGGATAAGTTTGATCCAAGAATCCGCACCGGTGTTGGGACGCCCTGGATTGATGCCAACAACATCCTCCCCAGGGGCTAGCTCCATAATCATCCCAGGCTCTAGCATTCGCTCCCGGTTGCCTTCGCTGGTGGTTGATGGCCTTCCGTCAGGATCGACTAAGTCGCCCATTGGCGTATCGGTCTTGATTGCCATCGTAAAACAAGATGCAACCGCCGATGCTTGCAATTCGTTGTCAACATACGTCCCAAGGTCACGCAACCAGCTTAACGCCGGTGCAAACCATGAAACACCCCGCGATTGCCCCACACGCTCACGTCGGAACAGATGCAAAACCTCACTAGCCGGAACTCTCTCAGGTGTGCGAGTGAATGCGTAGGGCTGTAGCGGATGATCCTTGTAAATCCAGTACGCAACCGGCTTGCCTAGATCATCGATCTCAACGCCGCGAATGATTCGATTCCCGTTGTCGTTGCTCAACCTTGCTGCGTAGGTGTCTTTATCACCGGCTAACCTATCCGCTTCGATGATTTCCAAGGCTAGCGGCACAGGTCGATAAATGCCGCGATACTCGTTGCGTGGTAGCTTTAGTACGCGAATGAGAACTTCGCCAGCCTCAACCATTTCACGCTGTGCGATGCTCTGGATTTCCTCAAGCGTAAACTGCCCGTTGATGTCGCAGACTTCCGACCACTCAGCCCAAACCTTATCGCGTTGATCGTTCACGTCTTCAACGTCATCGCCTTCCGGCGTCTCGAATACGCTTTGAGCTTGGATGCCGCAACCGACGACACTTGAGACGATGGTATCAACAACACCCCAGGCGTAAGCATTGTTGCGAACTAGCTCGCGTGCCCATGCTCGCATGCGATCCGCTCCGAATGGGCCAGTTAGCTCCATGTCGGCGGGCTGGTTCTTTGGATTGCGATTCGATGACACCCGGGAAGGTTCCGCACCTTGGTAGGATCGCAATACGCGACGGGCTTGCATTCGACGCAATGCCGCTACCGGGCTAACCGCTGAAACTACGCTATCAATAAGACGTGTAATCATCTGCGGTGCCTCGTCAATCTGCCGAGAGAAACACCGCCGCTAGTTTCGCGTTGCACTTGACGAAGCAGCTCTTTGCGTTGCTGCATGAGTTCGCCGAGGTCAAGTTTAGTAACCGACCGCGAACCAATGGAATAAGACGACGCCCCACCTGTTAGGAGGGCTTCGATTGCTGCTTCGACTTGTGCGAGTAGGCTAACTGTTGATGCCATGCCCCAAAGTTTCGCACGCATCGACAATGCAACATAGTTGCACTTAACACAGCTATGTTAAAGCCGACAGTTTTTATTTACCTTCTTGGCTCCATGTATGACCACAAAAACCGCACTTGCAGTACCGGATCTTTCCTTGAGTGGAGTATACCCGAGAGTAACTTTCGCCCCTTGGTCGATGAGTTTCGCACATCGCACAATCTTTCGGAGTAAATCGACGCGGCTCTGGTGGTCTTTCCTCTATATCCAGCAATTTCGGCTCCACAAAAGAAACCTGATTCTCGGATGCTTGGTTCTGTAGTTTCTCATGCTTTTTCCTTGCCATCTTCTAGCTTCTCCTCTTAGGAATCCATCCACCTTCACGCCGACGAAATCGCGTGCCGTGTTGGTACGCTTTTTCAACCGGCTTCTTTTGCTGCTGCTGATTCTGTTGCTGGACTTGTCTTGCCTCAACTGCGATTTCAGAAGGGGCAATCAGCTTAACGCCGCAAGCCTCACCCGCCGCCGCTGCCATGTAGGTAGCGTCTAGCCAGTGATTGTTTTCGTTCTTAACGCTCCAGTAGGTTTTCGACCCTTTGCCCTCTTTGAATTCGCTAACTAATTCCTCCGCTGCGATATGTTGCGAGTAGCTTCCGTGCTTCTGATTTCCATCGAGAGTAAAGAGCGACATTGAACCACGCCGCAGCATGTTGTTATCGTCGAAGGTTGGCGTTAAGAATCGCTCATGAACAAACTGCTTCCAGTAGTTGGTATCAAGTTCGTATAACCATACTCCAGCCGATGCAAGTTTGACGGCGTGAAGATTGGCACCTGCTAGCGTAGTTGCGTTGCTTTGTTTCTTTGGAGCATACGGATTGATACCCTTTGAGACGTGGAAGATGCCGCCAACCTGCTTGACGAATTGATAGGCAGCATTTGTAAACGTGCCTGAATCGACCATGCAAAACTGCACTTGATGCCGATTGCCAGCCGCATCAACAAACTGCTTTTGCAGTAACTCATCTCGATAGTTTAGCAAAGCGGAATAGATCGCCGGTTCCGATGCTTCGTTGTCCATAGTTCGATCTGTGTTGTAGACCTCGGCAACGCCATAATCGACGACAACGCCCCCGGCACCTTGCCACCATGCAGTAACTACCCAATGGCATCGATACTTGCCAAGGTCAATCGCCGCTGTCAATGCCGCTGTATTGAGTGGCAATTGACGCCTAGCAAGACCACTAATCCGAGTCTGCACAATCTCCGCTGTAAGCCCTTGACCGATTGGCCCAGCATCCTCAGGTGGATCGTTGTCAATCTCAGTAGCTACCGACTTCGTGCCTACGTCCGCCACTCGGTTATAATAAGCCTGGATAGACGACAACTCGAGCGGCTCGCCGTCTGCGTGCAATTTCTTGGAGTAGCTGTAAGGGTTTGAGACGATGCAACCGGCCTCTATGGTTTCGCGATTGTCACGCCAAAAGCGGAATGCCTCTCTTGCGTCTGGATCGTCGGTTTTTCTTCCGCGTCTTGCTTCGATGTACTGATCGACCAAGTCCATTCGATCCGGTGGCTTAATCATCTTGCGGTATCGCTTCCCCCTCCAAGATGGCTTAATCTTTGGATCGGTGAATCGGTAGGCTATGCACTTGCGATTCTGCACTGTACACAGCATTGCTCTTGGTATCCGCTCAGCCGATGCACCTAGCCCGGCAATGTCTTGCTCTATGATCTCTTCATTCTTGCCAATCAAAACATCGGATGCCGCTGCTTCCCTATCCTCGATGTCGTCGATGATCGCCAGCGTAGGACGCATCGAGCGGAACTTAGTACCGCGTACTGGCCCATCAACTCCCAAGCAGTAGATAACTTGACCGCATGAAGCAGGATCAACGCAATCCGGCCAGTCTGGTAGTTGTTCGCGTCCAATCGTCGGGAAAGCTAAATGATCCGCTGCGATTTCCAAGTTAGTGTTGACACCTGCGACAGTCTGCATTCTTGCTCGGCTTGACCAGCCGCCGACAGCCTGAAACGGAATCCCGATCTCTGGATAGTCTGCGATGAACAACTCGTTTTGCTGTAGTTGTTCTTTGATCGATTTTAGCTCTAGCTGTGCTTTCCCTTGGCTCTTGCCGATGATTACCGGGAAGGTAGTCAAACGCTTGACCACAAGGTAAAGAGCGGCGTGAGTTGCGATGGTGGTTTTCCCTTCCCCGCGCGGCCCGGCTATCGCTTGATCCCCTCCGTACCTCGCCGCGTCGATGATCGAATGCAACATGGCTAGCCGGTCGTCAGTCCAGCACTCCGAGAAGATGTCAGCGAAGTAGGTATCTAGCCACTTCTGAGGATCCGATTCCGCTTCGATGCGACGTGCGATGTTAGAGGGGGTAGGAATGCGGATGTCTCTTTGAGAAGCCCGCTTCTTCGCCATCAACTCCCGCTGTCTTAGCCGCTCATCCCCTTTGATCGGATCCGCTGCCGATGCCGTTTTGGGATGCAAGGCTAGCAAGCTCCTCAACTGGGATAGATCGAGCGAGTTCAAGAAGTCGTAACCGCTGCTCATTTTCCTTCGCTTCTCGTTTGTCTTCGAGTTCCTCCCGCTTGCAATCGATGGCGTCAGCCGCAACCAAAATCTTTGCAGCATCAATCGCAAGATCAGGATCACGCAAGCACCCCATCAACGCAAGCTTGATCGCTTCCTTGTCTACGTTCCATCGCTCGCGAATCGCTCGACCCACTAGCTTTAAATCCCTTCGGTTTTCGATCTCCAA